ACTCAACGTCGTCTTGAGCCATACCGCCAGACAAAGCTTGGTAAGCCACAAAGGCAGACGCAGCAGGAGAAGCATACAGAGCAAAGCTTGGCTTAACACCTTCTTTAGCCTTAAGCACAGCATAAGTAACTTCATCACCAGTTAGCATCTTTTTAATCATAGGTAGGTCATCGCCTAGACCAAGCATTTGCATAGTTTGTAGCGCAGATGCCTTTTCAGCTTCTGAAGTGCTATCGTCCCAATACTTGAGCATACGTGCTGCATTCTTAGGCGCAAACTGGTCAGTACCAGTACCTACTGTCTTCAGCTCGAAGTCCATGCCTGCCGACTTAGCTAGCTTTTTAGCTGTGGACAAGACTGTAGTCTCGTACCACTTCTGCACACCTGGTGCGCGTTTAAGGTCTTCTAAGTTGCCTGAGATAGGAATAGCGACTTGACCACGACCTTCTTCAATGGCATCAGTAATCTCACGTTCCATGCCCTTACGCAACCAAGTCTTCTCAAACGGAGACTTAGGTATGTCAGCGTTATCTAGGTTGTTTACAATCCAGTCTTCTGCGTTTGCACCAGGAGGAACACCTGCAGCTTCTGCTAGGCGGTTAATCTCTTCTGTTGGCGCGTTGTTGTGTATTGCGTCGCTAAGGTCTGCTCTAGCGTAGATTACGTCGTCTGGAATCTCGCCGTATCCTTGTGTTCGGCCTGCTTGATGTAAGTCTGACTGAATCTCTTGGATGACCCGAGTAGGTGTACCATCTAAGGTATCATCATACACTCGTGAGTGCATAAGGTAGTTAGGAATATCTTCAAAGTGGCTAGACGTGTAACGTGAGCCTTCACGCGCAGCAATCTCGCCTGGTATGTCTTCTACAAACTCTTCAGAAGGTTTAACTGGCTGAGCACCTTTATCAGAGTACGTAGTAACCTTTTCTTTGTACGTAGGGTTGTTACGACCAGGCTTTAAGCTAACCCAGTTATAAGAGTTGGCGAACTCAGTACTGAAGACGTCCTTACGACCTTCTTCCATTTTAAGCAAGTCTGCTTTACTAACCTTGCCAGACTTAGGAAGTTCAATACCAGAGTACTTAACTTCCTCTTCCTTAATACCTTGCTTCTTAAGAAGGTTTGGCACAGACTGTGCAGGCACTACTGTGTCTTCAGGTAACGATTTTAATCCTGTCTTCAGCAGAGAACTAATAGCTGACATTATCCAACTCCTTCATTTGTATTCTGTGGAAGCTTAAGAGCTTTACTCTGAGGTTGTCCCTGCTGCTGACCACCTTGAGCCATCTGAGATGCCTGAGCGTTAGCTTCAGGGTCACCACCAAGCATCTGAGCAGTCTGGTTAAGTACTGCAACAATATCAGGTGAGTACTTAGTTTTCATCGACTTCATAGCTAAGGCAGACATAGCAAAGAAGCCAGCAGGATTCACCTGGCTCATCATCTGACCAACCTGGCCGCTCATGACAGTCTCAAGCAATAGCTGAGCTTTCTCATCTTCATCATTGTAAGCTGAAGCGTCAATGCGTATAGTGAAGTGCATGTCACGTAGCTCAGTCTCAAGCTCATTAACAGGTGCCATGATAATGTTACCGTCTACATCTTCCATGATCTCACCAGAGGCAGGATCAACTTCAGGCAGTAGAATTGGACGCATATTAGGCTGTCCATCAGCTCCCATTGAACCAGCGAACTCCATCATAGGCTTGTTCATCTCGATCCAACGATTACCAACAACCTCATCCACAACCATAATAACCTGGTTAGCAGTGTAGTATTGACGTATTAACTTAGCTGTGTCTTCACCTAGAGACTGGTAGAAGCTTTCAATACGTGCTGTAATATAGCGAAGCGACATGATGGTAGCGCTTTGCTGAAGCTTAACTTTACGACCTGAATCAGATGCATAAGCCATACCTAAGAAGCTGTCATTGACGCCTAGCACACGCTGGATGCGATCTAAGGCTTTATCGATTACAACGTACTGATCCATGATCTCGCGTGACATCTGCTCGATCTTAATACCAGCCAACTCTTTAACCGGTATAACTGCGTTAACACGGTTGAAGTTAACTGTGAAGTCATCAAGGTTATCCACTGCACCGTCTTGAACAAACGCCTTCTCAGAGTTAACCATTAGCTGAAGCTTAATCAATGCCTGGTTAATCGCACGCTGAGACTCTGCTATCTCACGAAAGATACCATAGTACTCTTTAACGTTAGAGCTATGCAGGAACTGAATACGGTAAGGCCAGCGAGTCTCTTGGCTAGTGATCTTAGTCTTCTTCAGCATTACGCCTTCAGACCAGTGGCAAGACCAGCGCTCACCATCTTCATCTTCCATAACAGTATGGACAATCAGATAGTTGTTAAATACACGATAGTAACCAGTGTACTCAAAGTTACTGTTGAACTCAAAATCAGCTTCATCAACGTTTAGGTGATTGTAATACGCCTGTAAGCGACTTACTGCTCTTTTACCATAAGCTTTGATAATCGCATCTTCAGATAGCCACTTAAAGCGATGAAGGTAGCGTGCATCCGAGTAGTCATCTTGTGTAGACGCCGGATCAAACACGAGCTCAGAGTCATTAACATAATCATAGTTAACACGGTTAACAGGGCGACCAAACACATCGCGTGCTCCAGTGTCTTCAACTGTGACTTCACAAGCAAGTACTCCTGAAACTAAACCGCCAAGCTTAATCTGGTCGCCCAAGATGTCAAAGCGGTTATCGTCAAACACGTGAGCGATGGCATCGTTAAGCATCGTAGCATTATCGATGTCACGAGGGTTAACTGGACTAGCAACGACTGTATTAACAATCGTAGAGTAGTAGCCTACAAGCATACGAGAGAACAGCTTAACTACGTTAAACGTCTCAGCAGGCTGGCCACGACGCTCAAGCACAGCTAACTGATCTTGAGTGTAGTGACGGTTGTGGTACAAGTCCCATATGTCATTAGCTTCCTTGCGAGAAGCTTCATAGGCCTCATAACCAACCTTAAAGCTGTCTTTAAGGTCGTCTAGAGTAGCTTTCATTTAACCTTCACCTTTCAGTTGTTTCCAGCGCTCAGCAGCAGATAGCGTAGGCTTAGTGCCATCTGGCGTAGCCACTACAGGAACATTAACTTGTACCTTAGGTGTTACAACATCTGACACCTTAAGTTCAGCTCCAGAGCTTGAACGAGTCTCGTAGGACTGGAAGTGACGTAAGCGCTCATCAATAGCATCAATAGCAGCTTCAGCCTGCTCCATAGACGTACCTAAGTAATACTTAGCTGCCATAGGGTCTTCAAAGTCTACAATAGTTTGTAGCTGTTCTTTAACAGTGTTCATCGAGGTCTTCATAGCAGCTAAGACAGGACCTAACTGTTGACCTAAGGTACCAGCAGCTTGATCAAATCCCTTAATCTCAGCCTTCGTTAGTGTAGCACCCATCAATGCATTACGCTGTACGTTACGCATTGCATTATATGCAGTAGTGCCTGCTGTACCTTCAATGTTGTCACTAAAGTACTTCTTAACGCGGTGAAACATGTTATCCATAACACCTGTTTCATCGTCAGTAAGCTCTGCACCAGCAACACCACCAAGCTTAAGTAAGCTTCGTAGTTGGCGTGCTGTTTTCTTAGTCTCACCAGTTAGCTTACGGCCTGTAGCTTTTTCTAAGTCAACAATTAGCTCACCAGCTTTCTCACGAGTCTTAGGGTCGTTAAGATCAGCATCGTAGAAACTGCCTGACTTACTAAGACCGTGTAACTGCTTACGAATGCCTTTAGTTACTTCAATATCTTTCTCAGCTCCACTTGGTGAAGCCTGAGCACGTGCAGCTTGTTTAAGTGACTCTTCAAAGGTCATATCAGGGTTTTCGTCACGCAGTTTCTGCGCAACACGTTCTACTGTAGAACCGCCTTTACTACCCTTAGCTGCACGGTAACGTTTGTTAGCTTCCAGTAAGCTGATACCTTCTTCTTCAGCAATCTTGTGGATAATATTAGTATCTGCAGACTGAGTGCCCATTAACAACTCATCGATGCTAGCACGCTCACGAGCTTGCTTAAGTTCTTCAGTAGTCATGTGCTGGGTGTAACCAGTACGTTGCTGAAGCTTGTTCATGTCAAGTAAGCTTTGCTGACCATTAGCGTCTGTAGCTAAGACTTTACTCTGAACTAAGTTAGGATCGCTAAAGTACTCATCAAGGTCCGTAATACCTGCCTGACCGAGCATAGCTTCAGTCTGAGGTGTACGAGTCATTGCATCAAAGCGCGACCAATGCGACCAAGTAGGGTCTTGCATCTGCTTAGCACTTTGAAGGAAGTTATTGAGGTGGCGAGTATCACCATCACCGTTATAACTACGAAAAGCACTGAATGTCTCATTCTTCAAACGAGCACGCTTTTCTTGCTTTAGCTGACCTTGCATCTGTTCTAGCTGTAACTCAGCTTGAGACTGACGTACAGGAGCCATAGCTTGCTCTTGTTCGATCTGCATCTGGCCACGCTTCTGGCGCTGCTGCGCTTCTTGGTGACGCAGATCACGAGCAGGTCGATCACGCTCATAGTCCGCTACTTCACCAAGCCCTTGAGCAATGCCAGCGTACAATCCTGTTCTAGCCATTACGCGTATCCTGAGTAGTCTTGTTGATTAATGTCTACACCAGTAGTTGTAGGCTGTGTTGTAGGCTCTGGACGGTTTAAGTAGTCTGCAGTCGCTTTACCTACGGTAGATATTGCTGTACCGACTGCCTGACCAGCTTGCTGCTGCGCAATGTCTGCAGAGCGGGATGCTTCTGCTGAACGTTGAGACAACGAGCGACTGTAAGAGTCACCAGGGTCTTGACCAAGACCGATTTGTAAGAAGCCACGTTGCTCTTCAGCAGCTAACGCAGGAGCTTGAGCTCGTATTGTAGCACGCTGTTCTGCACCTGACTGAGCCGTCTGATGTTCTAGAGCTAAGGAGATACCGCTATCTTCGATACCACGCTGAGCTAAAGAAGTCTTGATCTGCTCCATAGCAACATCTTGTTCCTTCTGAAAGGCTTCAAGACCTTGCGTCTCATAGAACTCAGGAGTTAGCTGTCCGTAGTAAGAAGCCAAGTTGTCCTGAATGCTACCATAGGTTTCATTCCAGTCGTCAAGCTTCTGCTGCTCGAAGCTTTGAGCCTGGCCTTTAGCCTTCTCCTTAGCTTCTCGCTCTTCTTCTGCTGACATGTAAGTTACGCCTGCTGCGATAACTGTACCTGCACCAATTGCTACTGCTCCCCAAGTCATACTAAACCTCCAACGTGAGCTGTTCGACTAGAGCTGGCATGTCATCGTATGATGCAGCTATTAGTTCATCTTCAAGCTTGTCTAAATCTGTTTCATTACTAGCATGGATTGTAGTCCATACCGTATCCGTATGCGCCCATACAACTCGTTTGGTCCCTGGCTTAGAGATCATAGTGTACGGTGCTTTAATTCTTTGTAGCCCTGCGTCGGTGACTTCGGTGACAAAGCCCGCAGAGATAACACTGATGTGCTCGTGCTTCTTTATTTTGCCAGTGATTATTGTCCCCGCAGGGATTATCATCTCGCGTGCATAAAGACCACTGTCGGTGATATGATGTCTAACGTCCATGCTAGCTATATCAATCTGACCAGGAAGAGCCTTCATGGCTTCCTCCAGAGTGTCAATGCTATTTCTGCGTGCTAAGGCCGTCATTTCTTTAGGCCTCGTGCTTTGTCAACTTCTTCGACTAGACGCTGCAGGAACAACCGCAGAGCGGCTGTATCTGTTAGATCAGCAGGAACAATAAGTGTAGATTCAGCCATTACCTTGCCCTCCCAGCAGCGTATTCAATTTCATGTATAGTACCAGTGCCTTCAATTTCAAACTGTACAAAGTGTCCACGTTGCTTATCTGCGGGTACTTGAATCTCTGTACTGTCTGTGCCTGATAGAGTATGGGTAGCTACCAGTATATTATCGATTAACACTGTAATTATTATATCGCCTTCATGATAGACTGTAAACTTTTTATACCATTTTTGCTCAGTTACTGATCCCTCTATAAAGCGTGGAGACTTATACTTCATCGTTGCATCTGCGCCAGCATAGAACTGCTGTAACTCACCTTCTTTAACTCCATACAGTACGTCGTTAGCAATAGCTAAAGAAGCTACGCCAGGCGTTTGAGTCTTATATATCTTACCATACGCGAAGTCGAACTGAGTAACCGTACCACCAGAGTCTAAGACGTAGTAAGACTCGTCGAATACAGCTGATGCAGTTGCGTCTACGCTGTACTTTCCCAATGTCTGTTTAGACACCACCATTACTGGGCCGCCACCTGAGGTACAAATACCATCAGTCGATACCCATAATGCAGCACCGCCCATAACCTGGATTGACTCGAAAGCTAAACAGCCTTGGTCAGCGGATAAACGTTGCTTAGATAAGGCATTAGGTCCTGTACCAGTAACCAAGTTAGTCTCGTACTTGGTAAATACTAATATACCGTTAGATACAGCTGCAATACCAGTAATGTCTAAGTCAAACTCTAAGAAGTGCAACTCAGGCCAGCTATTAGGGTCTCCAATCGGTGTGAACCTTAGTTTAGAACCCTCAGCACCAAATAGCATAGCATAAGCAGTAGTTAAGAAAGCTAAACCAATAGGAGGGTTGAAAGCAATACTTGAGCTAAGTAACTGACCAGTCAAGTCGGTGTCTGCTGTGTCGTCTACGTAAACAGTGACTATGTTGTCCAGCTCTGTCACCAGCGTAGACGTTGTCAAGTTACCACCGACACGATAGAGTCGACGCTCATCAACTTGAGGGTCTGTAGACACTGGTAAGTTTGTTAACGTTACTTGAGAGCGCTTGTCAAGGTCTATCTCCGCAGAGAACAGACTAGGACCTGACTCAGTACCATCGGCACTGTTATAGTAGGTCATCTGGTACTGATACACACCTAACAGAGGTGACATTATACCTTGCACAAGTTCTGCGTTCGCACTGATGTCATACACGTCATCAAGAAGAGAAGTGCCAGGCGAACCAGGTATAAACGTACCAACTAAGCGATACGTGCCTTCGAATAAACGGTATACGCTTCTAATTGCACCGTTAACTGTAAATGAGCTAAACGTAACTGTCTGTAGCGTTGCAAGAGCCGTGGGTGTAAGGCTAGCTTCTTCTGTACTTAGCTCATCGACATCTAAGTTCTCACCTAATACAACTGACGAGCCTGTCGTATAGTTAGTAGTGGTAGTCTGACCTATAGAGTTAGTACTTTCCACATCTGTAGACTGTGTGACAATCTGCAGTGCTAGTGCGCTAGTAACACCACCAGGAACCTGCTCCACTATAGCGTAGAATAAGTCATGGAATGGTATGTCACTACCAGAGACAACAACTGCGTGTACCGCATCTACACTAACCACTGTAGGCGGAGCAAGAGCGGTAATGTTAACTAACTGAGGAGGTGGAACAATACCTAAGTTAGCTTGAGTAGTCCCATCATACTTCTGAGGAGCTGTGATGCGGTCAGTCCAGTATAGCTTACGCTGGAACTCTACGAAGTCACGACGCACATCTGAGTCTACCCATTCTTGATTATGATCGAAGAAGGTATGGAAAGGCTTCACAAAGATACCAGCAGGAGCAGGCATCTTCAGAGGCTTAAGAATACCAGAGGCATTGTCTATATTCTCGTAAACAGTGCCCTGGTTAGTACTTAAGAACTGAGGCTCTGTCCGTGTGGATAAGCCTCCATCAAACTGTTGAATTTTCACTATACTGTTGCCCCAGTAGCGTCAACCCAAACAGTGCCGTTGTACCATATAGGCTTATTAAGTGTTGAGTCAAAGTAACTCTGGAACAACTCAGGTGTAGGAGAGCGCTGTGCTGTAGTACCACCAACAACACCACTAACACTAACGCTATACCAGGTGCCGTTACTAGCATCTGAGCTGATGCCAGTTATGCGTGCTGAGTCATACACGTATGTTGTGAACTCAGTAGGTGTTGAATAAACGTTGGCTCTAGTAAACTCTGTTGTATCAAGTGCTTGCATCTCACCTATAGAGTCTACTGCTACCGCGATGTCCAGGCGGTCTATGCTATACACTCCACCAGCACGATCTTGATTAACAGCACCCTTACCTAGTAGGAGGTCTTGAACGCCTCCTCTACTTTTACTCACTATGTTAGACATTACTCAAAGCCTCCTCTATACGTAGACGTGAAAGCAGTCGCGTTACGCGTACCGTCAGTTCGGTTAGTTTCTTGTACAACTTCTAGCTCGCGGTTGTACAGTCTTATAGACTCCGCACCCATCTCACGGTACTGGACGTCTAAGTCATCACGAAATGCATGACCTACAATATAGTGCTTTAGTGCAACGTCAAACATCGTAGGAGTTTCTAATGAGTCTGTAACTACCGTAACTTCTTCTGGGATACGAATATACCAGACTGTAACTGCGTTCTTTGATTCATGTATAGCTGTAGCCACGCCAAAAGCGTCTCCGCTTTCAGCAGTGACAAATGGATCGTAGAACTCTGCGAACACGCCAAACGGAGAATTAAAGGTATAACCTGTGATGTCTGAGACAACTCCGAGTAGCTGGTCACCTTCAAACTGTATAGGCCCAGCGTTCACGAACTCGTAGGTACTTTCTTCAAATATACCAGCATCAGGAATGGGGTATACACGTATAGTGTTAATGTTACGGTTGTCATAAACTAAGGCGACAATCTCTGGGCCTTCGTCTAGTTGCCAAGCTCGCTTGACACTATAGTCAATAGCTGAGCTGTAACCGTAGCCGCGTTCACGACTGTCGTTAGGCTGCTCTGAGAGTCTGTCCTTACGCATACGCTCGTCCATACCATCGTATGAGGCTAAGTTAATATCTGCATCAGCATAAGCAGCGCGGGTAATGAGCCAGAGGTTATCAGGAAGCGTATAAGTATGCACACCTATCTCAACTAAGATAGTATGTTCACCTTTAAGAATTTTTGTTTGCTTAGCTAAGTCCTTGTGGGCCTCATCTAGCAAGCGTAGCAGTCGCGCGTCTGACCAGCGGTCTGCATTTGGATCGGCTAGCGTGTCCCTAGCTCGAGTAAGAATATTTTCTATTCGGGTAGCCATGTTAACACCTAGCAATGGAGTAGAAAGCCACACCTTTACGATGTGGCTTTCTGTTGGGACTAACGAGTAATGCGAGTAAGCTCACCAGTATTCTTGGTGTACTCTAAGTACTCAACTACTACAACGTAGTTTGCAACGTTAGTCGCAGCACCAACAAGAGTCAAGCCTAAGTAAAGCTCAGCACCTGTACCAGTCTCAACGTGACCAGTGAAAGTACCTTGCTTACCAAGAGTCTTCAAGTTAGCTGCAGACAGCACTTGAGAACCGGCTTCAGCAGTACCAAGCTTAGCGGTCGCAGATGTTGCTGCATCAGCTGCAGTTTTAACCTGGACATAAGCGTTGGTGATGATCGCGTCTGGCGGAATATTCGCTAGCAAATAGTTGCCGGTAACAGCAGGAATCTCGTAAGACTCCGTACCTTCAACAACTTCAGCAGCGAATACGCAAACGCCCTTCTTTTGCGAGAAGTTATCTTCTCGCGTCTTATCAGTAAAAGCCATGATCTAGCTCCTTATACTTTAACGTCAACAGTGATTACGCCGTAGTCAAGATCACTGATCTTAGCTGATTTGTACTTCTTAGTTTCGGCTTTCAGGTTAGTTTTACGAGCTTCCATCCAGAACTCAACGGCAGACTCAGACTTAATACCAAAATCCTGAGATTCTTGATACTTATAGTCAGGCATCTTACCGAATGCAGTCTGGAGACCGCCAGCGCCAAGGATCAAACCACGTGAGTGGAGATCAGCTGAACCGTAGTCAAAACCTTCTTGACCAGTCCATGCAGCAGTCAAAGGATCAACACCAGAGTACTGACGAAGACCAGACAGTTCAATTTCGCTGTCGTTCAAGCCCCAACCAACTTTAGTACCAGCAGTTGCACCGAAGAACTGATCAGCTTCAACAATAAGCAAGCGACCAAGCTTACCGATAACACCACGAATGTTACGGTTCTTAGAACCACGAACGTCACCTGAACGTACGATAGTCTGGTAACCAGCAGTGTCTTTACGTAACAAGTTAGCCATCGCAGAATCAATCACGAATAACCAGCAAGGCTCGCCATCTTGAATGATGTAAGGCTGTAGCGGCTTACGAATGCTACCAGTTGTGAAACCTTGTGAAGTCTTCAACGTGCGTTCGATGTCAAGCAAAGAACCGAAGTTGAAGGTTGCACCCAAATCGATGTTGTGAGAGGTATTCTGCACGTCATCTTCGTTGGTAGTAATCAAGCCCTGAGCAGCATCGAAGATCGCCTGATCTTTAAAGCGAGTGAACAAGTCACCAAGCTTATTACGAGAGTCAGAGTGCTCGTTGATCTTAAGATCGCCGATGTTAACACCGTCAAACTTATCGCCGTTGTCAACTACTAAGCGGTAGCGCTCAACAGTAACTTTGTCAGAGAACTTTTTCTTCTCTTCGCCTTTACCAAACGCAGTTTCTTTACCTTTAACAGCTTTACCTGAAAGGTTACCGTCGTAATCAAATACAACAGTGTGACCAGAGCCAGAATTTTCGTTGTTCGCTTGGAAAACGATTGCGTCTTTAGTGGAACCCGTCATCGGTGCCCAGAAAGACTTACTTGCCGCTTGAACCAATCCTTCACGCATCCATTTTTTGCGTACTAGATCAGAACTTAGGCTTACTATGCCAGTAGACATATCAGTATCCTTAAGTAATTAGTGAAATATCAAAGCGAGTACAAAGCCTTGTGAGGTATCGGACACCGAGCCCACGTACAATGTCGAGGTTCCTACTGCGATAGCATGAATGCTGGACGCTGTAATACTGATCCACTCTACATATATTATGACGCTCGGCGCTCGCTTTGTACACTTATTAAATTTATTAATAAGTCTCGTCTTTGTACGATTCTTGTACAGACTTGTCAATAGCGTCAGCAGCTGGAGTAGTTCCGCCAGGTGCTTTACTGAGACTAACATCACCAGGTGCTTCTGTACCAGGCACAACCTTAGGCTTACCAAGGTAGTCAGCGCTCTTAGTGATGAACTGTTCGAAGGTGATGTCGCCGCTTGCTAGTAGCTTAGTGAAGCGTGGAGGCAAATCGTTCTCAATGACGTCATCTGTCAATGCGAAGTCCGGATTGGCTTCATTATGTGCATCCAGGAGACGCGTACGGCCTTCTAATTCAGTTTCTTGTTGGACCTTAGCCTTTATATTCGTTGTCTTCTCAGAGAACGTCGTGCGGTTTGTGGCTTCGTATTCATTTAGCTTTGTACGCCAAGCATCAGGGTCTTCGTGCTTCAACGTATCAAGTTCTTCACGTTGTTCTGACGTTAACGCAGAGGCTACGTCACCGGCCCATCCAGCAGTTAGCTGAGCATTCTCAGTCTCTAGTGCTTTCATAGCTTGTTGGTTACGGCTAAACTCGCCTTGAGTGTCGCGACGACGTCGTTCTGACATTGCAGCGTGTTGCATTAGCTCGTCAGCTTCAGAGCCTTCAGGTAAAGCCCATTTGCCATCATCGTTCTTCACCATGCTATCGGTTAACGTGTTAATCTGCTGATCGATAGACGGCTGCTGTGCAGGAGTGTCTGTAGACATGATAAAATCCTAGTTGCTTAGTTGTATTGTCGTTTATTCGACTATTTATTATACCTATTATATGTACGTTCGTATACAGTTTTGATATAATAAATAATAAATTTATTAAGGAGCTAGCAAGTGCCTGTATTTACGTTCTCTACTAAAACTAAGAAGCCTGAAGACACACGTGTTGTCGAAGAGCTAAAGCAGAAATGCGAAGACACTGGGCAGAACTTCAGTGCGCTAGTCGTCAAGCTAATTAAGGAGCATACTAATGAGCGACCAAATAAAGTATGAGGTTGTTAGTCGTCTCCTTAACCGTATGGAGCCTAAGGACATTAGCGCGGAGATGGAAATCTCTTACAACAAAGTGCTGCGCCTTAAGCGTGAGTACGAAGAAGCTAAGCAGAACAATACTGTAGCTGAGTTCATCGACGTAGACAATGTAGTCCTGGACCAAGCCTTAGCTAACGTTGAGGCGAATACTCCTGCCGAGCTCTTACCTGCTGTCGACGGTGCTATTGCAGACATCAAGAAAACAAAGAGTGCCACGGACAAGCTCTCTGAAGAGATGTTAGCCACCGCTAGCCACCTTAATACGCGTATTCGTTTCTTAGCTTTAAGCATTGAACATGTGTCGGAGCTAGAAGGTCTTACTAGTGCGCTATGCGCGTTACAAGTTGCTTTCTTTAACAGCAATACTACTCAAGTCAACGTACAGAATAACTACGGTGATGCAGGTGCTACAGCCTCTGAGTACGGAGAGTTCCTAGGTGATTAAACTAAGAATAACAGAGGAGCAGTTCAACGAGCTGTATCCTGACATGGTAGGACGCTATGCGTTCTTCGATGAGCCTGTACCAGTTAACATTGACAAGCAAGAGTTTGAGCGCACGTATCTCAAGTCTAAGTTGTGGCGTCTAAACAATGTCTACAAGGTTATTAACAAGGATGGTGAGCCTGTAAAGTTCGTCATGAACTATGCGCAACACCGTGTGTACGCAGCAACCCGACAGCACGCACGTGTTGTGATCCTCAAGTCTAGACAGCAGGGTATCTCCACCTTCTGGCTTGTGTCCTTCTTCGATGACGCTGTGTTCTGTCCCTTCCTTACTCTCGGCCTCATGGCTCAGGGCAACGACGAAGCGACGACACTCCTTGAGCGTGTGAAGTTCTTATGGGACAACATGAACCCTAGTGTCAAAGCTTTCCTGGGCATACGCCTAACTAAGGATAACACCAAGGAGTTCGGGTTCTCCAACGACTCCAAGATGTTTATTCGAGTGTCCTTCCGATCTGCTACTCTACAGCGGTTACATATCTCAGAGCTGGGTAAGATTGCTAACGCCAACCCTAAGCGAGCTAAAGAAACCAAGACTGGTACGCTGCAAGCCCTCGGCAAAGGTAACACGGGTGTCATCGAGAGTACTGCTGAGGGACGTAACATGTTCAAGGACGTGTGGGATGCTAGCATCTTAGCTCTACACTCTGGCCAGATGGCTCCCAAGGATTTCTACCCAGTGTTTCTGTCCTGGCTCGACGATCCTGACTGTGTTGAGACTGTGGCGCAGACCCTGGATACTGAAGCTGTTGAGTACTTCGAGAAGCTTGAACGCGAGCACGGTCGTGTTGCTACCACAGAGCAGAAAAACTTCTGGGTTGTCCAACGCCGAGAGCTTGCTGGCGATCTTTACCAAGAGTATCCTGCCACGCCCGAAGAAGCTTTCTTAGCTAGTCGTGACGGTACTTATTACTCTAAGCTGTTCAATGAAAAGGTAGTACGTAAGAATCGTGTTGTGCCTGACTTGTATGATCCTAACCTTCCTATCGACATCTTCTTCGATCTAGGTGTCGACGATTATACTGTGCTAGGTTTTGTACAGTGGTATCGTGGTGAATACCGCATAATAGCTGAGTACTGGAATAACGGCTTTGGTATTGGCCATTACCTTGATTATGCTGCTGACACAGGGTGGGATATACGAGATATTGTATTGCCTCACGATGCACGCCAACGTGGAACTAACACTGCTGGCAGCGGCAAAGCTAAGAGTACCGAAGACGTAGCTAAGGATCACATGAAGCTCGAAGGCTACCCATGGGGTGTCCGCGTGTTGCCCAGGTCTGCCATTGCTGATGGTATACAAGCAGTACGTCGTATACTACCAATGATGCGTATCGATGTGTCATGTACGTACACTATAGACTGTCTGAATAACTACTCCAAAGACTTCGATGAGAAGTTACAAGTGTGGAAACTCACACCTAAGCACGATGAATTCTCTCACGGCGCTGATATGCTACGCCAAGTGGCTATGGGCGTCAGAGAAAGTGAAAGCTCTAACGAGTCTAAGCAAGCCGTACCAGAAAGGTACAGATCAACACAAACCTCAGGATTTGCAATATGAAAGCACTAATAGCTAAGGCCATACACGAAGTAAACCGCGCATACTGCGCTGCCAATGGTGACTACAACCAGGTAGCATGGGACGACACATCTGACGGTATCAAAGCATCTGCTTTAGACGCAGTAGCTTACCACCTAACTAATGATTCTACGCCAGAAGAGAGTCACGCTAACTGGAGCGCCTTTAAGCTAAGTGAAGGCTGGAAGTACGGGCCTGTGAAGGACGAAGCTCTTAAGGAGCATCCTTGCTTAGTTCCGTATGTTGAGCTACCGCTGGAACAGCAGATTAAGGACTATCTGTGTAAAGCAGTAGTAAAAGCGTTACAGCCTACTGAGAACAAGGTGCCGGCCGAACGTATCGCAGAGATGGTTAAGTCTCTAGTGTATAAGTTTGAACGCGTTGGGGAGACTACTGTAACAGGTTGTTGGGCTTTCTTACCTTCGGGCTTTCAAGTTGCGTATGGAGAGTCTGCATGTGTAGACCCTGCGAATTACAAGCGTGAAGATGGTGAGAAGTACGCGAAAGAGCGCTGTGTTGCTGCAGCACATAATAAACTGTGGGAGTTGGAAGGATACGTACTGTCTAAAGCACTGTCATAACACCTCTTAACGCTATACAAGCTTATTAAATTTAATAAGCTTGTATTTTGGAATGCAAATTTTCAAGCGTTCAACCGTAGACACTTGACCCCTCGACTGGCCCTAGCCCACCCTACCGATGTAGTAACCAATAGTATCGATACAATCACCAGTACCAATATCATTCAAATGAATAGTCACTATAGATTAAATAAATTGTACTTATCTACTAATATAGTATACCAATTTAGTATTCATCAAATGAATAGACAATATCATTTAAATAAATTGTACTTTCAATCATTTATAATGTATTCGCATGCGTACGTATAATAAATAGGCGACTATACAAGTTATAAGAACTCAATTTGATATAACCAATCGATATTTCACAAAGATAATTATTAGTATATAATTTTAATTAGTGAGTTGAGACACTGAAGCAACCACTAAGAAAAAGAATTAAATAAAGTGTTTACTTTCATTAAGTTCTTTGAGATAATAGATTTACTTACTAAGTAAGTCAGTTCTTTAACAATTTGGTTAGTACCCTTTAGTGAAGGCATAAGCTTTCTAACGAGCACTATTAGCTCTATAAACTAAAGGATATACTATTATGACTACTATCAAAAAAGCATACGTTGGAATCGCCGAACTTCTTGAAGCTAATAAGAACAAGAAAGTATCGACTATCTTGCCACAATTGATGGAGCTAATGACTGCTAAGTCTAGCGGTGGTTCTGACATTGGTAAGACGTTCTTGAAAGATGACAATGGTGAAGTATTCGCAGTTTATTGTTACTACCACAAGCAGTGGGAATTGACAAGTGAGTGCGAATATGGAGCTAAGAAAGGCACCGCAAGTGGTTTGAATACCATGTGTAAGGAAGGTGTTAGTCGTTGGACTAAGCAACAACGTGTAGCTAAGAAGACTGAGAGCTTACTATTGAGTGCCGTTGCAAGCGGTGACATTGAAGTAAGTGACTTGACTGACAAGCAAGCTGAGATTGAAGAAGCTAAGCAAGTTATCGTTGCTCGTGAAGATGCTCAAGGGTATTCCACGGCTGATGAGACTATCAAAGCTTTCGATCAAGTAAGTACTGACGCTGACGAAGTTAACACTGAAGCTGAAGACTAGTAGAAGTATGTGTTAGGCACCGTAAGGTGTCTTCACTAAAGGGTACTAACCAAATTCTTAAGCGAGTATATCGTTATGTTAGTAGAAGAGTTAGAAGTAATTGAGATCGAACTAAATGTACTACCAACGGAGAGTAACTAATGGATACATTAGAGCAGATGGACATCGTGGTTGTTGTGTACTCAACTGATCACTTAGATGTGGGTACTATACACTTGTATCATCGTGAGATGAATGATGCTGAGCTTGTACAGCGAGCATGTGAGTGTGTTGAAGCCGAACGTGGTGCTGATGCAATGGATGGATTTGAAGTCCATACGATAGTACGATGATCGTTATCTTAGATGAGATGGTATTCCTTACTCCTTCTAATGTTGAGGAGGATGCAGCTAAAGAAGTAGCTGAGCACCTTGACTTAGAGGCAGCTAAAGGAATTGAGGGTTGGTTGATAGCTGATGAACAGCTTATCTTCCGACGTGCTTTAATGGTCACTGATCGTGTGCGTTGCTTAGGTCTGACATCATGGAATCGCTAACAGAAGCATACGTCAACCGATGGTGGAATGACTTCGGTGATATATTTGCTGAGCGTTGGAGCACGGCGAGTTCTGAGGAGAAACTAAGTTTACTCAGAGACTTACTATGTTGCTTCAGAGATACCCGTGCTCAAGCAGCTGTATTAACTAAGTGTGACCTAAGGTAAGCGGGCTGGTTACTAGTATAGTGTCTAGATACGGGTATTTAATGCTTGTTTCTTATTTTTTAAATAGAATATATATATATATATAGCATCAGCACACACGAGGTACCTGTGTGCACGTACGTATATATAGACGATGCGAAGTCTCCCAAAAAAGCGTTTTGAAACAGGATCTAGACACGTGACTCGTGCCTATTTCAGATTTATAAAATCTTACACCTAATGACTAGAGGTACCTCATATGAACAAGCACCTACCAAGCAAGATCAAGCCGTGTCCAAGAATGGTCACCTACCACCCTTCTCATAGAGTTAGAGTGTTTCTCCGCAGTGATCTCGAATTGATCAAACGTGGTCAGCGTCACCTCGTATACTGGACCCAGCAAAGTGCGCCTACTTTAGCTCAGGTCAAACTCAATGCTGCAAACGAGTACACAGACGCTCACGACCTACCAGATGATCCACTTAGCTTAGTATCCACACGGGACGGTCGCTTCTATGTAAACGGTAAGGAGTTAGTAGTGCGGTTAGACAATAACGTCTACTTACGACTATCAGGGAGGTTATCATGAAGCACTTACTAATCACGTTACTACTGACCACTTGTGTAGGTTGCACATGGACCACTTGCATTGATGGTGTCACGTATGTCAGAACACCTTGGAGTGCCTCAGTAAAGCTAGACATTGATAGCAAGGTTATAGAGTGTCGCTAACATAGCACGAGTAACCTTGATAAATTAAATTGAAAATAAAGGTGTACACAGTCTTCAATAAGTAGTATTATAATATCTTAAATTAAATCAATCCAAAGAAGAGTAACCAGTACCATGTCAAACATTAAGAAAGCACACGTTGAGATCGTTGAATTACTACAAGCTAACACTAACGAACTTGTTGGTGACATCTTACCTCAGGTTATCGCCCTTGCAAGCGCTAAGACTGGTGGCGGCGGTGGTAAAGCTACTACCTTCCATAAGAACGAAGACGGTGTTATCGTTGCTGTTCAGTGTTACTACCACGGCACTTGGATGTCTCCAGAAGTTGCTGAGTTTGGTAAGAAAGCATCATCTGCTACTGGCTTCAACAGCATGTGTAAAGACGGTGTGAGCAAGTGGACGAAGCAAGAACGTGTTGCTAAAGCTTCAAGTGCACAGTTACTACAAGATGTAGCTAACGAAGAAGTTGCTGCTTCTGACTTACCAGCTGTTATGGCTGAGATCGAAGAAGCTCGTAAAGCTCGTGAGCCTCGTGAAGACGGTTATGGTTTTACCACTCTTGAAGAGTGCTTAGACGATAACATGAATCGCGGTATTGCTGCTTAGTAGTAACACAATAAGTAGAGGTCACGCAAGTGGCCTTTATTTTACTTGAAGGTGTAAGATATGAGAAATAAAATAAGACGGCTTGAGGATGCTGGTATCACTGAGGACGTAATAGTCGAGACTCTACAGACAACGCACAAGAATGTCAGGCGTAAGCTAAGAGACCCTAAAGAGTTACTTACACCCTCATGTCGTGCGGAGATGCAGCAGTTCGATGACTACGAGACCACGGACAAGGTTATAGCAGCACAGTATCGCACGTCAGTGACACAAGCTCACCAAGCTCGCTACAACCCACTACCGCGTACAGCATTACCGACAGAAGATCAGGTACTGATGGCATGGCATGAGGGCCACAACACTGTTAAAGCAATAGCAAAGCATGTAGGCAGCCAGGAGAAGCCCGTACGCAAGATATTAGAAGACCACGGCTATGCAGACCCACCACGGAAGACGACGGTTACTCGCGGTGTACGCCCAGCTATGCTAGCTAAGATTATGGCAGGCTTGAGCTACACAGTTATAGCAGCAGAGTTCGACTGCTCGGTGAGTGCTGTCAGTGAGTTAGCTAGAGCTAACGGCTATGGCCGACAGGTGCAGCGTAAGAATAACATGCTCGCCTGGCCAGAGATATTAGAGTACGCCGCGGAGCACACAGTAACAGAAGCGGCACAAAAGTACAATGTAGAACGCAGCAACATATACTACCACAGGAGTAAAGACGATGATAAAGCGCCTAACGCTAGAAGAGGACTATGAATATGAGCTTTGAGACCGCAGTGTTAGAACAAGCACTAAATAACCTGTTCACTGATAAGCACTTCAGTATCTGTGCGCTAGACAATATTGGTAAGCTACTAAACGTTAGCCCTAGTCAGCATCCCAACTACAAGCTGTTACAAGCTCTACACTGTGTTGACTACGCTGACATGTCACCAGCAATACTACAAGAGCTTCAACAGCGTGTAGCAGAATGCTTACGTCCACAGTTCCAACCGGGAGCCTTAGCTAAAGCACTCCTGATGGAAGGCAACGACCACCGTAACACCGAAGATAGGTACTTACTATCATGAGCATTAAACGTAGTAACAGCAGTAGAATAGCCATGATGCTAGCACTATCTAACTCAATGATGCCTAAAGGCATACAATCTAAACCACGTCGTGAGGTCTACACTGTTAAACCATGCTTACACTGCGACAAGCCTCACACCCACAATAACGCGTACTGTAGCGCAGAATGCTGTAAGGAACATCGTAATGGAAATTGAGATTACCACTACAAAGAAGAAGCTAACACTAAGCCTGGTTAAGCAGATGCCACAGCTTCCTTATAGCATCACAGAAATGCGTTGTTGCAAGGTGCTAGGCTACATTAGCCACCCATCACTGTCTAAGCAGCACAAGTTTGTGCTGGTGCTATACAATGAAGAATACTACACTCTCAGACTGTATAAGTGGCAGCCTCATAGACTAGACGAGATACGCAACAGCTATGGGCAATCCATAACATTCAAGCCATCTGTACAACGCGATGAGTGGCTAGAACTGTTCGAACTCATTAAAACTAAAGCACTAAAGACTCACATTTACTTGTAAGGACAAACCATGGCCTTTAAAGAACCTAACGTAGTGATATGTCCGTATTGCGAGAAGCGTGCTGACGTGGCTACAGGTAGAGACGTATACCCGAACCAGACTGGCTTAAAGAACCTCAAGTTCTACGTCTGCTTAGACTGTGATGCTCGTGTAGGTTGTCACAAGAACAGCGGTAAGCCCTTTGGTACATTAGCTAATGCTGACTTACGTATAGCAAGAAGCCAAGCTCATCGCGTGTTTGACCCTAAGTGGCGTAACGGTGACATGACCCGTAAGCAAGCATACGCATGGCTAGCAGATAAGATGGACATTCACGTTGCAGACTGTCATATCAGCCATTTCGGTGAGTGGCAATGTCAGGAGGTAGTCGCGGTATGTCAAAACTAAGACTACGAGCTAACACTATTCCTCCTATGACAGACTCACGAGGCACACATTGGGAACAGCCTAGCAGAAGCGAAGTCTACACCGATGACACCAACGCTTATATGACTACTAAGTCCGCCAAGAAACTTATGCGTTATGACAGGAGCGTGCCTTCAGGTGTATATGATGGTAAAATGTGGGTATGTCTATACGGTGACGAAGATCACTTACTATGGTTTGAGCCTGCTGAAGACCCTAACATGTGCGCTACTGGACATCGTAAGCTAGTAATCATGGAGGTCCTTGATGGCCAAAGTAACTGACGGCCTGTTCCTTGCGTTCAATACTAAGAGTGGTAAGACTTATGCCATCTCTAAGTCGCGTATGGAGCTCATTAAGGTCAATAAAAACATTGAGGATGCATTCTTCAAGGTCAAGCACAAATGGTCAGTGATCGTCGCTGTATTGGCCCGTGCAGAGTCAGGCGAGGTGCATGTCATAAGCCGACAGGTAATACTGTCTCACAAGATGCGTAAGACTCAGCTAGGCGACTACTTAGCTAAGTTGCATGCACAAGCAGGTGATGACGCACGGTACAACTATCCTGGCTGGGAGTTAGAGGATGCAGCTTGGATAGTAGACCCTGAAGGTAAAGACTGGTCCGAAGCAGACATAAACAAAGCACTAGAGGTGATAACATGATTTGCCCTGAGATAATTACTTTAGACGCAGCTGTAGACATAGTGCGAGAGTTGCAACCTGGCGTTATGGACATTGGCTACTACCTTGCACTAGCCGGTGGCACGTTGAACAAAGGGTTAAGTACAAACGATATAGACTTAGTAGCAGTACCACGTGGATACGCCGGTAATGAAAGTACACTAATCGCTTACTTAGAGAGTGTAGCGGATAGCTTTGCGTCACCTAACCTTCAGTCACGTGGTCGACCTATCAACGTGCACCACTACATGTATAACGGTGTAAAGCTAGACATAGCAGTAGTCTCACAACTAAAGGTGATAACATGACATGTCCGACATGTGGTGGCGACATAATTGGTGATGGCTATACTTCAGTACATCACTGTGAGAGTGCAAACGAGCAAGACTATGAATACGCAGCACCTGATGAAGGCCCGTTCTACTGTAAAGAGTCTAACGAAGATAAGCTAAGAGGTGCAGTAAAGCTACTAGCAGACGGAGGTAAACTGTACTGTCACGTTAGTGACTACAACCAGGTCACAGAACTGTTTCCTAATGCTGTGGTGATAATAGACACCATAGGAGGTATTAAGAAAGGCACTGTCGTAGCTGCTAAGATACCATCTTACAGTATGGGCAGAGAAAAGTATTAACTGCTGACAATAAAACTGTGATATAATTTCATTATCGAAAATAAATAGAGGAACCAGTAATGAAGTTGCGTAAGCTGATAAGAGCTGACGTACTGCAAGACTTACATGCAGACGTTAAGCGGGGAGTACCTGTAGCATCCGCCATGCGCAAGTACCTTCCTGAAGATAGTATGACACGACCGACGGTTGTAAAGCTGCTTGCGGCCAACCAGTTGTGTACTGAATGTCTAGAAGCAGGAAACACTGCTGGAGCTGAGCATATCATCGATAGTCTATCGCCTGCATGGCTAGACTCTACAGGTGGTGCAGTACAGGAAGAGCCTTATGGTTATTCGTATAGTGGTACTTTTCCATTAGGGAGATGGATATGCGGAACATAGAACCATTCATAGAGATGGGCTGGCACACAGTGCCTATGAAGGGAGAGTTGAAGCGCCGCGAAGATGGTAGCAAGACAGAACCTGGCTTTGAGAAAGACTGGCGCAACAAGTATGCTGAGACTAAGAATACAAAAGCATCAGCGCTTGGTGGAGTTATTACTGGTTCTAAGAGTGGCATCATTGCCATAGACTGTGACAATGACCTTGTGTGGAAGATGTTTCGTAGTCTAGACCCTGAGTACGCGTTCACCTTTATATCTAAGGGCAAGCTAAGTAAAGATGGCACGCCTAAAGATTGTGGCACTATAGTATACAAGTATAACCCTGACTTCCCTGATAGCTTCGGAGTGAACGACGATCGTTTAGCTTTAGATGTGTACAGTGAGAATGGCATGGTGTACTTGCCTACAGCAGCTAACAAGACTAAGGTCACGTGGAAAGAAGTACCTGAGCTAAGAGAGATGCCCAAGGCTACCTTCGACTTGTTATGCCACTTGAAAGAAGCAGGCAAGCCTAAGTTGGCACCTAGCATCAAGCAGAACTCGTTGACGTCTAACTGTTTAGCTCCGACTGTAGAGCAATTCGTTAACAGTGGTAAGTTCTCACAAGGCTTATTCCGTATCATAACACCACGAGCATTCAGAGATGAACCTCAGTATGTGACTCAAGGCTTCTTACACCCTGAGAATGTACCTGAAGGTCGAGGTTCTGAGTACTTAACCAAGATCAGTGCTATCCTAGGTGCTGACATCAGTATTAGTGAGGAATTGTATAATGCAACAATGCACGCTATTAACGATCTATGGCCAACTCCCATGGACCCTGATCGCCTTGACGCTACTATTACTGATCCTATGGTGTCTGGTAGGTCAGCGATTGACGGCGTTACGATCTGGACGTACGAAGAAGACTGGGCTGCTCATCGTTGTATACTCCATACTAAGCGTCAGTCTACTATTGAGCTCGGCTTTGATGATCTTAGAAACCAGTATTATTGCGTGGACGTAGCTAATGAACACACAAAAGCATTCCAAAGAGACTCTGACCTCTTTATGTATGTCAATACATCTGTATCGAGCGCTCCAAAGAAACCTGAGATGGTACAAGCAATGCCCACCATCAACGTCACAACTGCACCGGATAAACCTTTCGGATTTTTCGCTACAGACGATAGTGTGCGAACCCTCAATTTGTTTAGACGGACTCCAGAGCTCACTATACTTGGCGAACCTGAGAGCTATACCAAGCTGTACAAGCGACCAGAGACTACTGTCAAGTTTCTTGAGACGTTAGTACCTGAAGAAGAAATGCGTAACTACTTATTACAGTTCATCAAGCGTAAGCTAACCACGTTTGAATACTCGCCAGTAATGCTATACTTCCTAGGAGTACCAGGTTCAGGTAAAGATACGTTTGTTAGTATTCTAGAGAAGATCATGGGTTCTGAGCGTGTAGCCAAGCCTACGACCAAAGAGTTTCTAGAGCAGTTCAACAGCTGGGTCTTAGACTCATACTTTGTACAGCTTGATGAGTACGGTGACCAACTAGGCACACGTGATCGAGATGAAGCATTGGGTAAGCTAAAGGCATACTCTGGTAAGGAAGTAATACAGCTCAGACAGATGCGCACCGATGGTTATCAGTACAAGCACAATATGACCTTCATAAGTACTGCAAACAAGAACCCGTTTGCTCTTGAAGGCGATGACCGACGTATTGCTTTATTTGAGACTCCTAATAAGCTAGAGAACGCTGAGTGGGTATCTGACATAACAAGAGTACATGATACTATCATGGCTGAGACCCGTGACTTTGCTTATTACTTAGCTACAGAAGTCGCAACTCTACCACGAGCTAAGTATGTGTCACCACCGTTCACCTCAGGTAAACACAGATTGATCGCCAGCTCGATGAAAGCCGGTCCTCGCTTAGCTTATGCACTTCATCATAGGATGATGGACTATCTTATAGAGCTCTCAGAGCTCAATGACTGTCCCGAATTGATTAAGGATATTAAGGCTGGACGTATTTATTCGGAGTCCTTAGAAGACCTCTATGACGCTCTCACAGAAGGTGGCGGCGAACCACGAGTGTTAACTAAGCTTATACGTGGTTACCATATTAAAGTACGACCAACAACGGTTAACAACCGTAAGAAATTTTACTACGGCTTAGACTACCTCGAACACAAAGGTTCTGAGGAAGAAAGCCCCTTCGAGGAGATGGAAGATGAGTGACACAATAGCCGCTTTAGTCACAGTTAAAGCAAAGTTTGAGTACTGCCCTAACAGAACTCAGCCTTACCACTTGTATTGGCGAGGATGGTTAATTACAGGCAAGACACTTTCTGAAGCTGGAAACAGCTTACGTCAAGCTCTTGAGAAGGACCTAGAAGATGCATAGCTTAAGATTTGAACTACTGGGTAGCATAGAAGTTACGCGTTTAACAGACCGCTTTGCGGTAGAGCTTGAAGGTGATCTTGCAATGTCAGGTTGTGAAGCTCAAGCACTACTTAAAGCTATAGGTGTCGAAGAAATACCGGTACTACTAGGCCGTGACGAGCTATTAGATCAATACGATTCTACTGACTTACTAGACTACATTTGTAATAACAACGACATAGACCTTGACTGGTTTATTAAAGAACTAACAGAAGCTAATAAGGACCCAGCAGATGAGCAGAACTAAGAAAGGCAGTAAACCACCTGGTTACGAGTTCTGGTCCAGACGGCCAGGCTCTATGTATAACAGTGGTAAAGTAGGCAAGACAGACACTAAGCGTCGCGAACGTGAAGCTGAGCGACAGCTCTTACACAAGGAGAAGCGTGATGCTTAAAACCTTCAAAGCGTTCTACGCAGATAGCAATGCATGGGACATGTATATCACTGGGCAGGCAGGTACTGGTAAGACTACAGACCTGGCTACCCTGGTACAATACTGTAAGGATGAGGACATAGACTATACAGTCTGTGCCTTCACTCACAAGGCTTGTGGTATCCTACGGGAGAAACTACCTGTGGGGTCTAACATACGTACCTTGGACAGCTTGCTTAAGCGTCGTCCTGGTGTTAACCAACATGCAACTAACCACAAGCATGTACAGACTACGATCAGCTCTGGTGAAGGCGATAAGTCTTCAATCCTGTTTATCGATGAGTACTCAATGGTTGGTGAGAAGCATCTTATGGACATACGTGCTCTTCAAGACGAAGACTACGATGGTAACCCTGAGATGCGTGTTGTGTGGCTCGGTGACCCTAATCAGTTGCCTCCAGTAAACGACCAGCAGTCTATTAAGCCCAGTGGTAAGTACGCGATAACGTTAACTAAGATATACCGTCAAGCTGCGGATAACCCGCTGATGACACCGTTGAACCAGTTAGTTAGCTTTATTAGTGGCGGAGAAGCTGAGCAGTTAGTTACTAGTGACAAGTTTAAGCGTGACCAGGACATCATAGCAGGCTATAAGGCTTGTACTGATGATAAAGTTATGCTTGCATACACAAACAAGCGTGTAGAGAACTTGAATGCAGAAGTACAGGGTTACGGCTTACCTAAGGTAGGAGATGAAGTCTTCAGTCCTACGATGCGTGAGCGCTACTCCTTCCACAATGTAGTGTTGCATAACGATGTCTTCCAGATTGAGCTACCATTTGGTGATAACTTGGGTTTGTGCAGTAAGTTCAAGACTCTTGAGTACTTGTTGAAGAACAACGACTATAAGTTTGTTGAACTCATCGATGAAGAAGGTGACGTACGCGCTTACTGTGCTATATTTGGCCACTACCAGTACAAGCTATACACTGATAAGCTAATCAAGGCTGCAGCTGATAGTAACATGGCTATTGAGCGAGCTAACCCAGGACACAAGGCAGCTGGTTGGGCCAAAGCTAACCCTAAGACTAAGCTCGCACGGGCTAGAGCCAAGGCATGGCGGGATTACCTTAGCTTTAACGAGTGTTGTATCTGCTTAGACTTTGCGCACGCTATGACTGTGCATAAGAGCCAGGGTAGCACATACCACACGGTATTCCTGGACAGCGATGATCTAGGAATAGCTGCAGACATCAACTACATAGTATATTTAAAGCTCATGTATGTAGCTCTATCAAGGGCTTCTGACTCCGTTATAACGAATTGAGTTTTTATTCCAAAACGTTATTTAACAAATTCATTATACATGGCATAATAGATTCATCTTTTGAGACAACAGTTTCTAAAGATTAAACCAAAGGCCTGTCATGTTGGCAGGTCACAATGTACGACAACTAAGAGTAAATACGACAATGGCATCACAAACACTACAAAAGTTCATGTCTCCTAAAGGTTCACTAGAATGGGTAACTATTACTGGTGAAGGCAAAGAAAACTTATCTGGCAAAATGCAGTATGTCGCCTCGCTAGTGCTCACTGCCGAGCAAGCAGACGAGATCGCAGCTAAGATTGAAGCTTTCTGGCAAGAACATCGTCCTAAGAAAGTTAAGGTTCCTAAGTCTACTGGTTTATACCCGCAGATGAAGAAAACCGGTGAAACTGATGAAGACGGCGAAGCTATTAAAGAGCCTACCGGTAACTTTATCTTAGCGTTTAAAACTGGCGTTACTTGGCCTGATGGTTCACCTATCTTGGTTAAGACGTACAATGCTAAAGGTAAAGAAGTTGCGTTAGGTGCTACTAAGATCGGCAATGGCTCTACTGGTAAGGTGTCTGGTTCTTTCGACATCTACACCACCAAGTCAAAGCAAGGTCAAATTGTTGATGCAGGTGTAACGTTCTACTTGAACGCGATCCAGATCAGCAAGCTTGAAGTGTACTCTGAAGACGCTGGTTTTGAAGCGGATGAAGACGAAGAAGGCGGTTGGACTGGTGAAGACGATACTTTCGAAGGCGTGCATGAAGAGCAAGCTGAAGAAAAGTCAGAGCCTGCTAGCAAGCCTCGTCTGTAGCAAGAAGTAGAATAAGCCTAGCCTCTAACGAGTGCTAGGTTCTAATAATAGAGTCTTAAGGAGACTATAAACATGAACGAACCACGTAAAGATATGAGTGATGCTGGCTTTATTCGCTCACTACAAGAATTCTATAAAGAGCGAGGCTTTCTGTCTCGTAAGCAACAAGAAGCACTAGCGTCTATCTCACCTAAAGAGTTCGACCGCTGGGAAGCTTCCGTAGCTAAGAAAACCCAAATTGAAGAAACTAATACTACAGTCTTAGGAGACTATAAAATGCAAATGACCGACACAGTTCTATCTGAAAACCCTGACTTCAAAATCGTCAACGTTGTTTTTGCACCTTACACTGGCACCAAGTCTTACTCGTATAAAACACTACTTACCGACCTTGAGCTTGGTGATAAAGTTGCTGTATGGGTTAAAAATACTGAGCTAAAGATCGTTGAAGTTGTATCGATCCTTGATCCTTTAGAAGTTGACCTTGATCCTAATATCCGCTACGCTTGGATCGTGCAAAAGATCGACACTACACACTTCGACCAATGCTTGGAGATGGAAAACAAGCTAATGGAGAAGTTACGTGTAGCAACTGTCCGTAAGCGTCGTGCAGAGCTTCGTGATGACGTTATGAACAACCTCACTGAAGAAGAACGCACTGAAACATCTAAGTTGGTGCGTCTATAATGATGACTCCCTATCGCATCCTAGAACTAGTAGAAGCGATGTCGGAGTTAGACGCAGGTCAACCAGTGTTTGCGGACACTGAGACCTGTGGTCTTTACGGCAAAGTAAGACTTCTACAGTTATATCAACCTTTACTCGATGAAGTGCTATTCGTTGAGTGGCCTAACGTCTTTGAGATGATGGCTGAGCTTAACAAGTTTAATACTGTATGGCATAACAGCCACTACGATATTACAACTATGCAACAGACTTCAGGCACACGTTGGATTCCGGCTAAGTTTGAGGACACATTATACTTAGCTCGCCTAGCCTTCCCTGAGAAAGAGAAGTTTAGCTTAGATCAAGTAATGACTTACTCTCTTGGTTATGACCCTTATGTCAAGCAGGGCTTGGATAAGACTAAGCTACAGAAGACTGACTGGTCTAAGCCTGTACTCACTGAAGAACAGCTGCACTACGCTGCTACTGACGTGTACTACATGCCTGCTGTGTGGGAGAACGTTAGTCCTGTAATTGACACGCCAAGTTATAAGCTGGACATGCTTACGGTACGCCGTTGCTTAGACTTCCAGTGGAACGGCATGCCTGTAGACCAGGACAAGCTAAACGCCCTATTCGAAGCTAATGAAGCTAAGATTAAAAGCTACGCTATGCCTATTAATATTAACAGCTGGCAGCAAGTACGACCTTACATTGGTGAGAATGAGTCCGATGGTTTAGCTTTAGCTACGTTTGCTCTTCAAGGTAATGAGCGTGCTGGTAATGTTCGTACCGTGCGAAAGTTAGTTAAGCAAAACAGCTTCTTAAAGAAGTTCGAAACTAATGATGGTCGTATCTACGGCAAGTTCCTGCCGTCTGCACGCTCAGGTCGCTTGACATCTAAGGATCAAAACCTTCAGCAGCTACCACGCTCAACTAAAGGTGTGTTTGGCTACCCTGAAGATGCTGGTCGCGTATTTGTCTACGCTGACTATGCTCAGGTGGAACTACGTACGATATGTGCGATTACCACTTGTGTTATGATGGAAGAGCTATTCCGTAAGGGCGAGGATTTACACGGGTTCACAGCTAACATGTTATTTGGTGAAGCCTGGACAAAAGCTCAGCGTCAACTAAGTAAGACCTACAACTTCTCGTTCTTATACGGTGGTGGTATAGCAATGCTCATCTCGATACTTATTGAGACAGCAGACATGCTAATAACTGAACGCCAGGCAAATAAGGATAGAGCGCGCTGGCGTAACCTTTGGAAAGAAATCTATGCTTGGCAAGAGCGTGGTATCTCACAGTGGCGTAAAGGTCGTTTAGGCTCTACAGCCCTAGGTCGTACCTACAAAGGTAAGATGATGACTGATCAGCTTAACATTGAGAACCAGGGAAGTGCAGCAGAAGTTGCAAAGCTAGCGCTACACTACTTTGGTCCAGCGTTAGAAGAAGCTAAGAAGGACGACGCTTACTTAGTTAACTTCATCCACGATAGCTTCATTGTTGACTGTCCTAATGATCCTGCGATCTACGAGCCTTTAGCTAAGAAGATGGCGGAATGCATGCAAGAGGGTTGGTTTGAAATGAGCAAGTTGTTTGCCATTAAAGACCTTCCTATGCCAGTCGATGTTTCGGTTGGTTTTAACTGGGGCGACATTGAAGATGATGACGTTCCTGACCTTTGGAATTACTCGCTAGACGGAATGGCGATGTTGGAGAAAGTAGATGGGCAAGCTTAATGTTTTTATTGACGAGCAAGAATCAGGGTTTTTGGTGCAATTTCAAAGCCGTGAACCAGGCAGAGCAGGTTTAAGCCACGCTTGTAGTGAGATTGGCCAAGCACTTGACCTTATTATGGACAAGTACGAACGTGAACAACCGACAACTGGTAGTGTCGGCGCTGTAGTGACAACTCATGACATAGGTGGACAATAATGGAACAGTTTGAGAAAGACTACAAAGACCTAGTGCTTACAGTATTGATGGCCGGTGAGCGTCGTGAGACTCGTAACCAAGAAACAATGTCTATATTTGGTACAAGCATTGAGTTTGACTTGCGTAATGGCTTCCCGTTACTATCAGGTCGTAAGATGTTTCCTGACGGTGTACTTGGTGAGCTTGCTGCTTTGTTACGTCAGCCTAAGTGTGTGCAGGACTTCAAAGATTGGGGCTGTAACTATTGGGGACAATGGGCTGATGAGAATGGTCAGCTAAACCTTGACTACGGTAACGCCTGGTTTGACTTTGAAGGCTCTGACCAGATCGCTGATCTAAAGGATAAGCTAAAGAATGACCCGTCGAATCGACGTATGATTATCAATGCATGGCGACCAAACAAGCTAAGTGAACTGTCACTACCTTGCTGCCACTACTCATATCAGTTCCACGTGACTGAGAGTGGTATTATTAGCATGGTATGGACTCAACGCTCAGTTGATACCATGGTTGGCATGCCATCAGACTTTATCTTAGCTGGAGCCTGGTTAATCGCTATCGCTGCAGAGTTTGGGTTTACTCCTGGACGTGTTAAGATGGACTTCGGTGATACCCACATATACACTGATCACGTTGAAGGTGCTCACAAGTACATCGCCCAGTGTGAAGACGTTGTGTTGGCTATGGTACCATGGTTCTACGCAACTAAAGGTGAAGACTTCTGTGAGTTCGAACCTAGTAAACTACGACTTGGGTCTTACAGCCCTCAACCTGCAATCAAATTCAAACTACACGGATAAGTTATTATGTTAATGGTATTTAAAAGAGTCGCTGGCTGGAACGCCGCACGTTATGATCAAGAGTACAACCACGAACTGACGATCAAACTGCTAGCTGAAGAGCTGCAAGAGTTCTTTGATGCTGACACACCAGTTGACGAGCTAGACGCGGTATGTGATCTTACCTATTTAGCTATGGGTGGTTTATGGAAGATGGGTATTGAGCTAAACGCTGAAGGCGCAGTACAAGCCGTACGAGTGGTTGAAGCAGTAATGGCACATGGTGTTATTGTACACCCTATGTCACTGCTATACCCTATATTAGCTGAAGCTGAAACAGACCCTGAGTCTGCGATGTACAAAGTGCTAGGCGTAGCTCAGTTAATGATGTTGTCTATGGGCTTTAACCAATCACAGTGTGAAGCAGCAATGAACATTGTATGTGATGCTAACGATACTAAGCCGGCTAAGAAGACTGCGTCTGATGTCAAAGCTAATGTAGATAAGGGTTCTTCCTTTGTTGCTCCTGAGCCACGCCTGCAGAAGTTACTTAACTCCATTATTCCCGAGGTCACTCATTAATGCGTAAAATCCTTGTCTTAGGCCATGCTCGTCATGGTAAAGACACTGCGGCGGAGTACCTAGCTGAAAAGCTGGGTCTCACCTACGCAGGGTCTTCACAAGTGTGTTGCGATGCTTTTATCTTTGACGCTCTCAAGGATAAGTACGGCTACACTACTTCAGAACAGTGCTTTGAAGATCGAGTAAACCACCGAGCGGAGTGGCATGACTTGATTGCTGACTACTGCAAAGATGACAAAGCTAAGTTAGGTCGTCTGATCTATGCTAGCAATGACATCTACTGTGGTATCAGAGCTCAGGATGAGTGCGACGCTGTGACCGAAGAGTTCAAGGTTACTGTTATCTGGATCAATGCTATGAGCCGCGTAGCACCTGAACCTGCTGAGTCTATGCAACTAAGGTATCACCCAGCCTGGATCAAGATTCAGAACAACGGTACCGGTGGTGAGTTCTTAGCTAGGCTTGATCGTCTAGTAGAGGTACTGAAGAATGGATAAGTGGACTAAGCGGTTCATGGCGTTAGCTCAGGAAGCTGCGTCGTGGAGTAAGGACCCTGACTGTAAGGTTGGAGCTGTTATTGTTAGTACTGATAAGCGATTGTTTACAGTCGGCTATAATGGCTTCCCTACTGGGATTTACGATGGTTATACTATGATGGACAAAGACAAGAAGCTTGCACTAACTGTACACGCTGAAGTCAATGCCATTGTTAATGCCCGACGTGACCTCACTGGCTGGACGATGTACTGTACCAAAGCTCCTTGCTTAGATTGTGCTAAGGCTATGATCCAAGCAGGCATCACTACAGCACACTGTCCAGAGCCTAAGATTAGCTCCTCCTGGTATGAGGAAAACATGCAAGCCTTGGGACTTCTAAATGCGGCCGGAATCAAGCCTATTCGAGTCCAGGTCGAACAATAATTCTCAGCCTGATATATCAATAGGGCCTAGATTATTTTGTCCTTAGAAGTCCATACACGAGCCCGATTTAGTAATAAGATCGGGCTTTTTTATAGCCAAATGTTATTTAACAAATTTAATAAAACATGAGATAATATCATCTCAGTCAATGGAGACTCTGATGGAAATTATTACTCGTGAAGAAGCTGTTGTCCAAGGGCTTAAGCAATACTACACTGGAGTAGAGTGTAAGCAAGGACATGACTCTCCACGCAATGCTAAAAGTAAGCGTTGCGTACAGTGTGGTAGAGAAGCAGTACGAAGTTGGAAGACTCGTAATAGAGAGCACATAAACCAATATAAACGTGACTACTATGCAGACAACCAAGAAGCCTACGCTGAGTATAATAGGCAGTACCATAAGCGAACAGACTACTACAACAACCGTTATGCCTCTGATGTGCTATTTAGACTCAAGCATTTATGCAGGACACTGCCATCTAGACTAGCACGCAGCTTTGATAGTGCTTCGTCCGGTAAGGTACCTTATACTGCCTTGGAACTTAAAACGCATCTAGAAGAGCAGTTCGAAGAAGGTATGACTTGGGACAACTACGGTGAGTGGC